GCTGCTGCTGCCGGTGCTGGTATTGGTGCTGCCGGTGCTGGTATTGGGGAGGGTTTAGCAGACGTTAAAATAGAAAAAATTAAACCAAAAAAGAAAAGGAAGGGAAAGAAGAAAAAAGCTGTCAAGAAAATGGGCGGCGGTATGTTGAAGTATAGTCATGGTGGCCTTGCTAAAGGTGGTAAACCTCGTGGTTGTGGTGTGGCTCGTCAAGGTGTTCGTCCCGTTAAGATGATTAAGATGAAAGGTGCTTGATTATGGCATACCGTATGAAAATGACGGCGGCTGAGAAAGCTGAACAGGCAAAACAGAATCAGCGGAAACGTAATAAGAATAGAGCTGACTCCCGTAAACAGGTGCGGCAGAATCGCGAGAAGAGGGAAGCCCAAAAGCGCGCTCTACGCGAACAAATGGGTTATAACCGTGCTTCTAGTCAGATGGCTAGGGAGGTGGCTAATAACGAGAAGCCGGGCTTTGAAGGTCGCGTCAACCGATTTCTTGATAAGGCTACGGACAATATAGGCGATGCTATACGTTCTGGCTCTAGTGCTATTGGTATCGAAAGTGATTTCGACACTGGACGTATGAAGGCACGAAAAGAGATTAAAGGCTACAAAAAGGGCGGTAAGACTAAGGCTAAGAAGTACAACAAGGGCGGTAAAGTCCGTGGTTGTGGCGTAGCTCGTCAAGGTGTCCGTAAGGCCAAAATGGTGGTTATGAAGGGTTCCTAAAATGGCTACGTCCGGTACTACAGCTTTTGACATGAACTTTACGGAGATTGCTGAAGAAGCGTGGGAACGCACAGGTCGCGAAATGCGTTCAGGGTATGATCTCCGTACCGCTCGCAGGTCTATGAACCTGCTCACTATTGAATGGCAGAATCGTGGTATCAATCTCTGGACTGTAGATTCTGGAACAGTAAGCCTTACGACAGGCACTTCTCAGTATACTCTTCCTGCCGATACTATAGACTTGTTAGAACAAGTTATACGTACTGATAGCGGTAGTACTACAAAACAATCAGATCTTAATATAAGCCGGATTAGTGTAAGTACGTATTCTTCAATACCTAACAAGTTAACACGTGGTAGACCTATACAGGTGTGGATAGAAAGACTAACCGCTGCCCCCCGAATAAATGTATGGCCTGTGCCAGATAGTAATGATTATACACTTGTATATTGGCGGCTACGACGCGTGGAAGATGCTGGTAACGGTGTTGAGACCGCGGATATGAATTTTAGGTTTTTGCCGTGTTTGGTAGCTGGATTGGCGTATAATATTGCTATGAAAGATCCCGAACTTTCTCCTAGACTTCAAGTATTAAAAGGTGAATACGAGGCTCAGTTTGAATTAGCAGCCGGAGAGGATAGGGAAAAAACTTCAGCGAGGTTTGTGCCCCGTATTACCAGAGTTTAATTTAGAAATATTAATCAGGAGGTATATTATGGAGTGGATGAAAAGTAGATTAGTCGAACCGACAACTTGGATATCTGTTGGTGTCGGTGCGATTCTCTTGTCAATGGTAGTACCTAAAGGTGCGCCAATATTTTTGATTGCTGCCGCGGTAACGGTTGCAGCGGGGATCTTTATGAAAGAGAAAGGTAAGATTAAGTAGTATGTCTACACGCTTTGCCTCTTCTAAAAATGCTATTGCTGAATGTGATATATGTGGTTTCAGGTATAAATTACGTGAATTACGTTCTCTGGTTAAGAAAGGTAAAGTTACAGGTTTGAAAGCATGTCCTACTTGTTGGGATTCGGATCATCCACAGCTTAAATTAGGTATGTATCCTGTGGATGATCCGCAAGCTATAAGAGACCCCCGACCAGATTTTGCCGGGTATGCACAAAGCAGAGCGATAATATATTCAGGTTCTGAATTTGAGAAGTTAACTTTTGTTGGTACTGGATTTATAGGCCAAGTTATAGTAGTAACTTCTTAGAGGTTTATTTAGATATGAATTACGCAGATCTAAAAACAAATATTGCAGATATCTGTGAAACTACGTTTACAGACGATCAATTATCTATGTTTACCAAACAAGCAGAACAAAAAATATACAACACAGTACAGGTACCAACTCTTAGAAGAAACGTTACTGGCGCACTCACCTCCGGTAATAAGTATCTGACATTACCTACAGATTTTTTATATACGTATAGTCTAGCTGTATTAGACAGCAGTAGTGTTTATACTTATCTTCTTAATAAAGATGTTAATTTTATACGTGAAGCATACCCTAACCCAGCAACTACCGGGGTTCCCGCGCATTATGCTCTTTTCTCTGATACTTCGATTATATTAGGGCCAACACCTAACAGTGCCTATTCAATGGAACTGCATTATGGGTATTATCCAGAGTCCATAGTCACTGCGAGTACTACATGGTTAGGAGATGAGTTTGATTCTGCCCTATTGAACGGAGCTTTACTTGAAGCTATACGGTTTATGAAGGGCGAAGCAGATATAATTGCTAATTACGAAAAATTATACCTGCAATCTATAGGGTTGTTAAAAAATCTTGCTGATGGAAGAATACGGGAAGATTCATATCGTTCAGGCCAGTTTAAGCAGGCGGTTAGTTAGGAGCATACTATGGCAATTTCACAAGCGATGTGTACCTCTTTTAAACAAGAAATATTAGAAGCGGTACATAACTTTAAGAATAGTGGAGGGGATACTTTCAAGATAGCCCTTTATACTTCCAGCGCGAGTTTGGGCGCTGGAACAACTGCATACACAACCAGTAATGAAGTAGCTAACGGGAGTGGATACTCAACAGGCGGTAATACGTTGACCAGAGTTGATCCAACAACCAGTAGTACTACAGCATTTACTGATTTTGCTGATACTACTTGGAGCAGCGCATCATTTACAGCGCGGGGAGCATTAATTTACAACGATACCGATTCTGATAAAGCTGTTGCTGTGCTTGATTTCGGAGCCGATAAAACTGCTTCTGGTGGTGATTTCACCATTACGTTCCCTGCGGCAGACGCAAGCAACGCGATTATCCGTATCGCGTAGTTTTACAGGACTAAGTTGTGGCTGTAAGTGGTTGGGGACGGGGTACTTGGAACGAAGGTGCGTGGAGTACACCCCTTGGTATCGATGTTACGGGGGTTGTAGGTACTACCGCTCTTGGTTCTGAAACCGTTACTGGTGATACAACTTTAAGTGTAACCGGGGTTGCAGGCACTACCGCTCTTGGTTCTGAAACCGCTACTGGTGGTACAACTTTAAGTGTAACCGGGGTTGCAGGCACTACCGCTCTTGGTTCTGAAACCGCTACTGGTGGTGCTACTGTTGCTGTTACAGGAGTTGCAGGCACTACCGCTCTTGGTTCTGAAACTGCTACTGGTGGTGCTACTGTTGCTGTTACAGGGGTTGCAGGAACAAGTGGCATTGGTTCTGTGACTTTAATACTCGGAGCAGATTCCGCGGTAACTGGGATAAGTGCTACAGGAGCTATAGGAAACATACTACTTTGGGGTAATATAGATACTAGTCAAATACCAGATTGGGCAGCTATAAGTACTACACAAACACCAAATTGGGAAAATGTTAGTGGATTTTAGGTTAACACGTAGTATTATAGGTAACATAATTATCGTATAGGATCAGATATATGGCTTCTACATATACAACAGGCTTCAGCATAGAAAAAATAGGTTCTGGAGAACAGGATGGTACATGGGGCACAACCTCAAACCATAACTGGGATATTGTAGATCGGTTGGCCTCGTACAAGGCTGTTGCCTTGAGTGACGCTTCTACTGCTACTTTGACAGTTCGAGAGGCTTCTCCGGGATCAGGAACTGAAAATCTTCAAGATGGTATGTACCGCGCAATCAAGTTTACGGGATCATTAAGTCAGGACTGCACGGTTACGGTAGCCCCAAATACGGCACCCGCTTGGTTTATTATTGAAAATGCCGCTGGGGATGATGTCATTCTTTCTCAGGGTTCTGGGGCCAATGTCACCGTTCAAAATGGTAAAAACGTCATTGTCTACTGTGACGGGGCCGGAAGTGGCGCAGCAGTTGTTGATGCTCTGGCAGATCTTCAAATTGGGACACTGGAGTGTACAGGGGCGGCGGCGATTGACGGGGCTGCAACCTTTGGCAGCACAGTCACGGTTGGTGTCGATGACACAGGTTATGATGTCAAGTTTTTTGGTGATACTGCCAGTAGATACTGGTTATGGGATACATCAGCAGATGGGGTTGTTCAAAGAGGAACATTAACAGTTGGTGTTGACGACACGGGCCATGATGTCAAGTTCTTTGGCGCTACTTCTGGAAAATACTGGTTATGGGATGAGTCTGCGGATGGAGTTTTACAATACAGCACTCTGACTGTCGGTGTCGATGACACAGGTTATGAT